CAATTGACACAATATCCCAATCAAGGATAGTTAGCGGCTGTTCGCTTTGAGAGTTGTAAGCAAAGTAGGTTACTGCCGTACCGTCAAATTGCTGACCCGCTTTCATGGCTGAGTCAATGACCGCGTACACCGTTTCGACTTGCTTAGGCATCGGTACGGGCAAGTCATCTATTAGCAGTTTGCTAACAGCTAATAGGCTAACTGATCGCCAATCAATAAATTCAGCCAAATACTCCTGCGCGAACACAGACTCGTGCTGGCGTAGCCGTTCGGACTCAATCTCGGCTGGTGGCACATAGGGGTTAGCCAAGCTAGGCGCATGGAACTCTTTGAATCCTAGATCTGGCTCGTTGCAAGCAGCCCAAAAGAAGTTATCGGGATCAACCCCGTTTGGGGTAGAAAATACCCAAGTAATGCCTTGGGTTGTTAACATGGTTGGTTTAATTGACTTAAACCAGATGTCATTTTTCATCTGAGGGCTTTTGGTAAAGGCTGCCTCATCAATCAGCGTTAGGTCATAAGATCGTCCGCGCCCTGCCAATTCGTTATCCAGAATTGTCCAAAAGTCAATTTTGCCGCCATTAATGAGCTTAATAGTAGCGTCGTTTCGATTGGCACTTTTTATCACGGGGTCGAGGGTATCTCGCAAGGAGTCCCAGATTTCAGCTAATTGCTTATGCTCAGGGGCAAATATACCAACCTGTTTGCCGTCGATAGCCGTTTTAGCTGCGAGCCATGTGGCAAAGATAGATTTGCCGAATCTTCGTCCAGCGCGTACTACATTTAATCTACTTTGCCCTCTATATAGATCAAGTTGCCCGCTATGTAGCTTTGGCAACTTGACTTTGCGAATATCAGCCATTCTCACCCGGAATAATTTGCGGTTCAGCATTTTCTAAGCGAATAATAATTTCGTTGGAGCTGTCGGCTTCTGGCTTGGCTGGTTTCCAACCGTGTTTATGTGTTAGCAAGAACATAATTGCTTTAACATCGCCGTCTATTAATGCCTTATCAAGGGCTGCACCGCTTAATCGAGCTTCACACATGGCTTTACCATACTGCACTGCGCGGGCAGCAATTTCGTCTGATTGACATAATACTTGAAATTGAGTTGGGTCAAACCCCGCCACTAAAGCTAATGCGTCTCCATCTAACCCACGAAAGGCAGCATCAAATATATCTTTGATTTCTTCTTCGGTTGCTTTAATACGTTTTATCGTAACGTCCATAGAGAAGAAGGAGCTGCTTAACTCAAACTGACGCATAGTAGACCTCTTCGTAAATGAAATAATTCTGATATTAGCATAAACCCTTATAAATGCAAGTTATCTTATTGAATGTAAAAGATTGTGTTGCAATATGGGGGTCTATAAATTTTTTTTAGCTTTTTGCTAACTGCTTTTTTGTATGTTTTGGGAAACAAAAACCCCCCTGATCGGGTAGCCGTAAAGTAATGACCCCCTTTTTGCTTTTTATATGGCAAAAAAACCCCTATAAAATCAAGGACTTACAGCAGACAGCAGACAGCAGATATTAAAATATAATCGCAAAAAGATAATACATAATGCTGTCTGCTATCTGCTTTTTGCGTATAACGTACGTTATGTCAAACAAGAATCATCGTTTTTAGGTCGGATTGTCAACGCGGAGATAATAGCAAAATGCAGTCTGCAGTCTGCTTTAGTTTTAAAGCGATAGCGGGACGAGGCCGAAATTTACCTCGATTATCAAACAGCAGACAGCACTCTGCAGCTGGCAGACAGCACTCTGCAGACATCCTCCCGGAGACAGTCTGCCATCCTCCCGGGGACATCCAGCACTCTGCAGCTGGCAAAAATCATAGGTCATCTTATAGGTCAAAATACCAAATTGTCATAACGAAAAAATCCTCGATTCTGCGATAGGTTAGTGCAACAAAATCTTTTACATTATTGACTTATGATTATTTGAAAATACAACAATTTAACCTATCCAGCCCTGCCAGCCAGCTGCCATATACCTTCAAGCCATTGTCAAAGCACAAAAAAAATTAACCTAAAAAGAGGCTTTTTTGACAATTCAACCTATCTCCAATAGCAGACAGCACTCTGCAGCCAGCTGCCCGGTATTGTCATGCGCTGCCACCAGGACAGCAGCTTTTTTGCCACCAGGACAGCAGTCTGTCAAAAAATCCGTTGCAGCTGGCTGGCTGATAGCTATAATCGAGGCTGGCACTTGCCAAACAACAATTTGACCTATCGCTAGAGGAGATCGTCAAAATGAATTTATATGCTTATTACTTAGCCTACGCTCGAGGTAATCCCGGGACAGCCCGCCGCCGGATTGCGGGTAACCTTGCCGGGACAATAAAAGATGACCGGCTGCGCCGTATGTATTCGGACGGCGTTGCAAATAACTTTGAATCAAGAATGATTAAAAGAGCAGAGCTGCTAACTTTTGGTCATGCGCTCCGGGATACTATCCGGGACGATGTACCCGAGGCGGCGATAGAGTTAATCAACGGCAGCCGCTTACGTTACTTAGCGGACTGGGTAGATAGGCTTGACAGTATGTTCTCGGAGCATTTTGAGAGCTGCCACGACTGCAACGACATCTCACTCTCAGGAGATATGCACGAGGCTTATCACGGCGATTACGAAATATGCCAGCATTGTCGGGACAGTAATTACTTTTGGAGTGATCGCCGGGATACGTTAGTTCGAGATGACGATGACGAACCGGAGGAGCTGCCGGCGGATTCTATTATCGGAGAGTATCACTCCAGCCGACATCATTTAGGGCATATTCCGAGCGAGTTCGATAAACGTAATACCCGGGTTTTATTAGGGCTAGAGCTGGAGATGGAGTGCGATATGGATAATTATGATCGGGAGACCCGGGCAGAATACTTGATCGCAAATATCGGTAGCCACGAGAGCGATCTGCCAGCCGGCGGTGAATATACTTATGCGATGCTGGAGCAGGACGGCAGCCTAAGTAACGGCGGCTTAGGAGGCTTTGAGATGGTCACGGGATACACGGGTTTAGATGTCCATGCAAAGCAGCTGGCATTTTTCAAAAATAAATTTGCCGGGATGACCAGCCACAATACAAGGACGTGCGGTTTACATGTTCACGTATGTAAAGCAGGAATGTCCTTGCTGCATGCTGCTAAGTTGATTTTGTTTATTAACGATGCAGCAAATTTGCCTTTGATTAAAACCATAGCCCGCAGGACAGAAAGTAACTATTGCTCTTTCATTGATAAGAAAGAAAATAAACAGTGGATTAAAGATGCGCTCGAGTGCGGCAGCAAGCGCAGTGCGCTGCGTAACTTAAACCGGGATAGGTATGAGGCTTTGAACTTTAAAAACGACAATACAATCGAATTTAGGTTATTTAAGGGCAGCCTAAAATTTGAAACAATTATGAGCTGCCTAGAGTTTAGTTTTATATCGTGGTTTTTTGCCCGGGATACCAGCCAGCAACAACTCAATACTGATAATTTTCTGCAATATATTTGCCTCGAAAATAACCGGCACGATACCCGCTATCTAAGAGCGTACTTGCATGACAAGGGCTGGCAGCTGCCGTTTTCACCAAAAGCAGACAGCAGACAGCAGACAGCAGCACAAGCAGCAACTAATCAATTTAATAAAGAGGAGCTATAAATTATGTGTTTACTAATCACTCAACCAGCAGCAGCACCAGCCTTGCCGGAGCATTGGCTTTCCGATTTTTTCTCATACAACTCCGATGGCGTCGGAGTTATGTATTCCGAAAACGGCTGCTTGATTACTGAGAAAATTTTGCCGAAAACAGCGGCAGATTTTGCGGCTTTTTATATGCAGCATATTGCGGGTAAAAATTGCGCTTTCCATTTACGCATGAGAACTCACGGCGATACGGACTTAGATAACTGTCATCCCTATACCATTTTGAATCAAGCCGATCACGGCATAGATATGGCACTTATGCACAATGGCATTTTGAGTACCGGCAACGCTGCCGATAAATCAAAATCGGATACGTGGCACTTTATCGCCGATTATTTGCGCCCGCTGCTCGCAAAAAATCCTGATTTTGCTTTTCATCCAGCATTTGCAACTTTGATAGGTGATTACATTGGCGCATCAAATAAATTTGTGATTATGGATGGCGCTGGCAGGACAGCCACGATCAACCAAACCGCCGGAGTATTTTGGGGAGGCTTGTGGCTTTCCAATACTTACGCATGGACAGCGCCGGACAGCACAAGCAAGCAGCAGCCAGCCGGAAAGCGCAGCAAGCAGCACAAGCTCGCAGCCCGGCAAGTGCAAGAGCAGCCAGCCAAAAAAGCAGCACCGGCTTATTACAGTTACAGCGGCAGCAAGTACGGCGGCAGCCGGTACGCCAGCAGCTACTACGGCAACAGCTGGAGTGATGAAACAATGTGGGAGAACTACACTAGCCCGGTATCGCCGATGACTGCTGCTGGCAGCTGGAGCGATGACAGCAGCCGCTTTGATCTTGACGATACGCTGCTCGAATATCTCGAGGTTATTGCGGATAACGGCTTGCATATAGCTGGCACAATATCGCTGGCAGCCGCCGCCGATTTTGCAGAGCTATACGGCATTGACGCATTTTCCGAAATGTGCGAGATGCTGCTCGATTGCGATATTTCGGAGGAATGGTTTATTAACTTGATTACTAACCCGATTGCAGCCCGGCAGAATTTTACGTGGCTAAAACCGATCAAGCAGCAGGAGGCAGCGTGAGCAGATATAAGGTGCGAATTGTGGCGTCTAACTGGTATTACAAGTTAGTAGA